CTATTGCGTCGTCTCATAGCTCACCTCCTTTTCTATTAATTTTTAAACCAAAATCATCTAATAACATTGTAATAAAATAACTTGTGCCTGCGGCGATCCATCCACAGATGAATGGATTTATAAAATTATACTCAAAGGTAAATAGTTCTGTATGTCCGTTTATCGACCACAAGAAAACACCAGCCCAGAAGCCAACACATAGAGGACAATGAAATAACTCACCCAACTTGCCTTTGGTGGGTCTTATGGAATCAAAGATGGACCCATACAGGAGGATGAAAGTTAAGCCATAAGAAGCGAGGATAAAGTGTATAAGTTCCATTTATGCCTATAAACGATAGATGGCAGAGATGCCATACGGCTGAAGCCCTGTGCGAATGCTCCCCTTTTCTGCGGCTTGTCGTTTGGGGTCAAACTCGGTTGAGTCTTCTTCATCAGGCTCAGTCAGCCTCTTTTCGTACTCATCATAGAATTCTTTCTCATAGGCAAAGTGTGGCTTCTCAAGATCAATAAACTTTTCCAACGCAAAAAGAACATAGCCTAACACATCATATTCTTGGGTTTGTGGGAGATCCGCCTGCATTGAATTATAAACCGCCCCCCCTTGTACAGTACCATATTTGATAACACCCATCTTGTGTAGATATCTAAACATCCGATCTTGAGCATCATAAACATGAGAACCCATTTCGTCCTTAGGGAACGCCACAATCTTCCTCTGGGTGGGCATAATAACAATATCAATGTCTCGATGGTCAAATATCATTAAATTCCCTTCCAGCGTCTTTCTAATCCTGAAAGATACAGGGTAGCCCCCGGCAGCCTTCTGGATTTTCACCTTAACCGCAGCCTTTGGCTCCTGCGTGTCGCCTATTGAGACTTTAACTGCCATTGCCGGAAAGTTCCCCCGCAAGCTCTTGTAGCCTGAGAATCTTCTTCAAAAGATCAGTGGTTATCCACTGTCCTTTGAAGCCATCAATAGTCTCCAGGATGGGATTTAATTTTTCCTCCGAGGCTGCCTTTTCCTCGACTACCTTTCTTATGCGAGGTATTTCCTCATTCAAAAATACTTTCAACCCCAGACCGTTGTCTGAAAACGAATTAATATACTTGGAAAGGAGACTTTTTTGTTCAACCAACAGGTCGTCTTTGAAGGTTTTATTAAACTTCTTTAAATAAGCCCTCATAGCAAGTTTATCAGATGGCATCTTTCTCATGGGTATGTTTTTTTCCAAAACCTTCCTGCTCATATAGGACACCACCTTCTCCTCCAGAAGAACCAGACTTTTTGGATCTAACTTGGCATTAAACAACTGGTGTGCCGTCGCCATCAACGTATAAGATGGGACAAAATTATCAAACGCTTGTGGCGAAAGAGCCCTATTAATCTTATTAATAAGGTTCGTCTGCTGTTCAAAAATTTCTTCGCAGTCAAGCTGGCGATACTGGCGGCAGGCCTCATTATATATTTTTTCGGCCTGCTGTGCTGACGCGTCTTGACTTTCCAGAATAGATTTATATATGTCAAGCTCACGTTTCAATATCTTAGACGATCCAAACGATTCTTTAATAATACCCACAACAACCTTCTTGAGTTTTAGATCCGAAGAAACGATGGCCTTGGTTAATTCTTTTGTAAGAATCTCAAATAAAAACGCCGTATTTCTTTTTTTATTGTGTTTCAGTTTCATTGTATTTTACTTCCAATCCCTCTAGGAGTCTATCAATTTCATAGGCCGAATTAAAAATATATTGTTCTTCCTCATTATAATTAGAATCTTTACCTTCATAAATCTGTCCTGAGGCAAAAGGCAGCGCATTCATTATCTCAGAGCCGAGCCAAGTGCCTCGATCAGTTCTCCGCGATCCCTGTTCGATAGGGGTGACATCTGCCGCAAGTCCTTTCTTTCTCGTTACAGACTGCTTGTTTCTTCTCTTAGGTTTGTGAGTCTTTCCTTTCCACCCTTTCTTGGTATACTCAGAACCGCCAGGGCCTGGTTTTGGCGCTTCTGTGATTTCGCCCCCTGGCTGCGCTAGTAAGACGCTGTCCTCTCCAGCCCCAGCTTCAGGTGCTGCTTCTTCTCCAGAAGCCTCAGCGCCCGCTTCAGCACCTTCCACGCCAGCCCCAAGGTCGAAACCGCCTCCCTCTAACTCAGTACCGCCAGTTAAGTCTGTACCATAAGCAGCCTCTTCCGCTTTAATAGACTGCTCCAGAGCCAAATCCAACTTCTTATCAAAGAACCTTTCTCTCTGCATGCGAAGAGTTTCTTTTTCAGAGATATTGAAGAGATTCTCAAAGACCCACCGCCTTGAGAAATACCCCTCAGTGGCAGCAGACGCAACATCAAACCTAGTGCGCCAATGCTCAAGCTCTTGAAGTTCGGCAAGCTTAGACGGATTATTTAAAGTCAGCTTAAAGCTTAGAAGGTCTGCCCCCCTATAGCCCAAGGTAAAGAGGTGTATGAGGGCCACCTTTTCAAGCTCCGAAATAAGCGACTTTTGAAGCCTCTGTACAGTACGGGCAAAGCGAATATCTTTTTGAGCCAATGTCGTTTTATCTTCAGACGCGCCCTCGTTGTTAGAAAGATAAGACGCCGGAACCTTTAAAGCACTAAACAACTTATCCCTAAGGTACCTAATATCGTCAATGTCCCCAGTGTATGCACCGCCAGGTAAGTTTTCAATTCTTGTGCTCTGCTGATCGCCGCGCACAGGAACAAAATAATCTTCCTCTACACTCATAGGGTTATATCGAAGATCAACCCTGCCGCTATCAACACTAACGATCTGGTTTCGTTTCATCTGGGTGATAACTCTTTGCATATATTGCTCAACATCTTGTGGAGGGATATTGCCAACGTCCACGTAGAATACCTTTCTTTCCGGCGACCGAACAACGCGGTATGCCATAACAGCATCTTCCATTAGCGTAAGCTGCCTCCAAATTCGACGCGCCGGCTCCAGCACAGACGTCCCGTATGGAATATACTTATCATTTCCGAGAATGCGAAAGTGAGCCACCTGCCAATTTTCGAAGGTCATGCCCGCCGAATTCCATTGGTACTGTACGTACTTGGGGTTTGTTTTATCCTCTCCTTCCATCCGTTCTACTTCATTTTGAGGAATAGCGATGGCATGTTGAATCCCTATCTTATCATCAATGTCAAGGTATAGGAAAAAGTCCCCATACTTACACATAGCACGGCTCCACCCAAATAAATTAAACTCTAAGTTTAGTACCTTATAAAATAAATTATCTAAAATCCCTTTGATCTCTTCACTAGCGGTCTTGATGTTTAGAAGTTTATTGAGTTCATTGGAGGTGGTCATCTCGTCGGCATAGATGTCAAGGGCGGACGCAATCTCTGGTGTGTACTCCATCTGGTCAAAGTCTACATATCTCTCGCCTCTTGCCTGATTGGCCATAAAAAGAGCAGACATCTGCTCATAGGGGTTGTAGTCTGCCCGCTTAAAGGTTTGACCCGAAGCGGACTTGAAGTCACTTGCATACGCGGATATCTGCCGTCTTCTTAGCTGGTCCGGTGTTTCTCTATCGTAAACCGCTAATGGGCCCGACAAGAGCCTAGTTAACTGTCTGTAAAGGCGGTTAGTCGGATTATTAGGGTTCTTAATAGTTTTGTTTGATTTCGCCATATATTACCCCTTCAACAACCATGAGAATTCTCTATACTCGTTCGCAGAGCGATCATTTTCTAACTGCTTGTGTCCAATCATCCCCGGTATCGTAGTGTTTAACGATGTTGGATTTCTCACCATACAATTTAACATCACTTCCCTATATTCTTCGCCTCGACTAACCTCCTCAAACACAGTCTCCCGAACCCAGCATCCAATAGCAGACGCCATGATAAGATCATCATTGCTCTTGCGTGATGCTTGGGGCCTTCCCGCTTTCCAAATAAATTGTTCCATTTCACCTACTATACGCCTTGAATATATCTTAATTAGTCTATTTCGCACAAACTCTTCCATTTTCGCTATAATGAGAGGGCGCGTTTTTTGCGTTGTTGAAAAGCCTGGAATGGCCGATGTCATATACTCACCGATATACCCTTCAACATACTCATGACTTCCTTTCCTGGAATAATATATGTTTGGGTATTGTCTGTTAACAAGTTTTTCTAATACAGAAAAACCAACACTATTGTTTTCAACAACAAGAAGCGCATTTCCATATTCTTTTCCCGCGTTAATTAAAATCTCAGAGAATATGTCAGGAGTTGGCTTTCCTTTGTACTCTGCTACAATTTCATTTGTATCAATCCTAAAAACATGAAATACTGAAAAGTCTTTGCCGTCTCCTCGGGCCACATCCGCCGAAATAAAATACTTGCCTGATTTCTCATATTCACGCCAGATCCATAAATTTCTATCAAAACCAGTTCTATGTCGTGGATCCTCACAAGCTTCTTTTATGTACTGGATCTGCTCCGAAGAAAATACCGTCTCGCCAGACATGTTAAAATTACATTCAAGCTCTTGGGCTATTTGTCTTTTCGACATGTTTCTGGTTTCTTTTTTAAACCATTCTTGATCTCTGTCGGGATGCACATCCCACGGAAGCATTGTTAAGTTAAAATCGTTCTCACCACTCTCAGCTTTTGTACACGTTTCGTGAAACCAGCTTCCTACACCGTTGGGAGTAGAGAGGGCAATACATCGACCACCAGTTGATAGCGTAGGATACAGGCCAGTCCACAAGTCTTCAAGGCCTTCCACATGCGCAGCCTCATCAATAACAAGAAGGGACAAGGCCTCAGAACGACCCGCATCCCCGCTGGTTGAAGACGCCTTTATCTGCGATCCGTTAGAAAGCTCGAAAGAAGCTCGATTATCGATCGAAATGTTCGTGATCTGCATCCACTCGGGAAGGCTTTTTATCATGGCCTTCACCTTTTTCACGAGGTTAGAAGCAGTTCCAAACTTTGTGGCAATAACAAGAACATTCTTGTCTCTATGAAAAAGCATCAACCACGCAACATACGCCGCCGTAACTGTTGATATGCCTAACTGACGAGCCTTTAATATTACATTGAAGCGATAATCCCTGAACTCATGCATCAGCTCCCTCTGGAAATAATACATCTTAAAAGGAATAAGACCTCTCATAGGATGAGAAATACGACAATAATTATTTATAAAATAAACCGGATCTTTTCCGGATTTGACAACTTCTCGCAAGATGTCGTCTTTTGAAAGCTCAAAGGACATTACGCTCTCCGAGTATCGTTCTTTGGCCTCTTATCTGTTTTTAAATCAAGAAAGTTCTTAAAAGACTTCTCAAGAGCCC